GTATTTGAGTCTGTAGGAGCATCTGCTGAATCAATATCAGCTACAGGCACAACTAAGTATGCTCTTGATTTCCAACGACCACTATAGTCATCTGACCATCTGTTTGTTACTTCTTCACTCATAATTTTCCTCTAAGGTGTTGTTGTTGAACGATTAGTATCACCTTTTGCATAACCATTAGGTTCTGCGTTTGGTGGTGATTTTAAGTCTCCTGTGGCAGTACCACTTGGTGTACCATGATTACTATTCCCACTTCTATCATATATAGTGCTATCTGTGTCTGGAAGTCCTGTAATAGCATCTAATGCTCCAAAAGCGTAGTAACCTTTTAGATTATCGCTATAGCTATCTAATAGATTTGTATGCCTTCCTGCTGTATAGATTGCAGATATTTCTATATCACTAAGCTGTTTATTAAAAATAGATACTGATGATATTTGTCCATTAAAATAATTAGTATCTGAGGAATGGCAATTTTTACCAATAAAGTTATTATTATTTGTACCACCAAGCATATCGCCACCTAATGCTGATGATGTTGTCTCTAAAGAACCATCAACATATATTCTAACCTTATCATCACTACTTTCGCCACTATAAGTAGCTAATACATGATGCCAAACCCCTGTACTAAATGTTGTAGATGAAACAGTAGCATTATAAGAACTATTTTTAAATATCATAAACTCAAGTCTATTAGAACTATCTATATACAATCCACCACTTGTAAAGTCATCATGTTGATTATCAGCTTGTCCAACTATTGCTTTTCTTGAACCTGTAGTATCTATATTTATCCAAGCACTTAAAGTAATACCATTAGACTCAATAGATGTATTAGGAACAATATCATCTGGCAAATCAATAAAAGCATCTGTTCCATCTAAATCTATAAAGCTATACGCAGAGTTTACCCCTGTGAGAAAGGATTGGTCTGGTAGAACTGAGCCGTACATGATATCACCAGAATTAGCGTTATCGAAATTTGTCATTGTGCCGACATTGCCAAATACTTTTTTAACCGATAAAGAATTAATACTTATATCTACTGTACTATCATCTCTTGCTATTATAAAATTTGTACCATCTGATTTAAGATATATTATATGAGTTCCAACTGTACTCGCTTGGTTATTTACATATACATTACCACCTCTAAAGTATAAATCTCCTGCTGTTGCATCACTAACAACTGCTACAATTTTGTATAACGCACCAGATTCAAATAAATTATCATCTTCTATGTAAACAGCTGTGTTTCCTGTGGTTCTTATTCTTAATGTTCCATTATCTATTGTGACACCTTTGCCTGTACCTGCATCATAAGCAGGATTCAAAGTAAATTGATTTGTACTAATAACACCATTTTCAATTAACTCAACTCCAAGAACAGGCTCAGTTACATCTATGATGGTAGGATTAGTGTCTGATACTTCTGATTGTAGAACTTCTTTGATTGAAAATTCTGTCATCTTAAATGACGGACTTGCACCACTTATATCCATATCTGCACTTGCTTGGTCTGCTAAACCATAAATAGTATGTGTCCCATCTGTATAGTTAGTATGGTCATGTCCTGTAATCCAATCAAATTTAAGCCTTGCTCCAGAACCACTTGCATCAGCTATAGTAAATATATGTTTATATATTCTACCACTTACTAAAATATTTTCACCAGAATTTTTAAATATAATATCAGTTTGACCTGTTGCAGGAGCTTCTGGGTCTACAAAAACTAAAGCACCACCTGTAACATTAGCATCTGTTCCTGTTCCTGTTATATTATCAGTATTGTCTACAGTAAAAGATGGGTCACCTAACAACTCTCCACTTAACTCTTCTGAACTACTCTCAAATGCCCCCATGTCATAACCAGAAATCATCTGCTGTGCTTCAACTGCTCCACTTGCAGTACCATCATTTGAGTTAGAACTTGAATCTGCTATGGTAGGATAAGATGCAGATGTGTCATCCCCCATTCTCCATAATCCTACTAACCCTGTATCAGCACTTGGATTATGTGTAATGCCTTTTTGATATTGAGCGTAGATTTCCTCTGCTGATTTGGCTGTAGAGTAAACTGATGCAGATGATATGCTACCCTCATAATAATTATCACTAACACGCCTACCTATAACTAAAGGAGCATCATTAGCAGTAATATTAAGAGTAGCAGTACCAGATGCGATACCATTTATATAAAAAATACTCCCATTTGTAACTCCACTATCAATAGAAATAGCAATATGTTGCCATGAGTCTTTCGTGATTGTGCCAGTAGAAGTACCACTTACAGAACCATCGTAAAAAGTTAATTTAGGTGGGGTACTTGAATCTAAAGCAAAGTAATAATTTGTTCCTCCACCATCTCGTTTAGTTACAATTCCTTGACTTGAATCTGCTCCTGTAGGGTTAATCCATGCTGTGATAGTCATATCTCCTGCTAATTCTAAAGAACTATCATTACCACAATCGATATAATCATTAACACCATCAAAATCCACGACAGAAAATCTGTTGTCTCTCATGGGAGTATAGCGTGATTTTGCAAACTGCTTTATGGTTTGAGCATCGAGTGCTGTTTTGTAAAGACTTAGGTTTGATATAGCACCATCAGAATAGTAATTATCTGTCCATGTAGCAGTCCCTATTTTCAATTCTGTTCCATCTGGGGTATTTAGAGTAAGACTACTATTAGGGTAAGCAACACCATTAACATAAACCACAACATTATTACCATCCCAAGTAAGCGCAAGATGATACCAAGTATTTGTAACAATGTCTACATTTGTATCCCAATCAGCACCATATCCTATAAATTTTAAATTTGCACCATTTAAAAATAAAGACCTTATTTTACCTACTGATGCTGTTCCCACACTAAATAAGGCTTGTTCACCACCTAATACAGGATAAAACCATCCAGATATTGTCCCTTTGGTTGTTTGATGACCAGATGTAGTAACACTCACATAATCATCCGTACCATCAAAGTCTGTATAGAAGTCACTTCTGGCGATTGAGGTATCACTTTCTGGTAGTACCTTATCCCCTGCTCTGAGCCATAGTTTAAGGTTGGCAGTTCTATCTGTAGCGTAAGTTGATGCTTTGGAGAAATCTACTGGCTTAGAGGCAATTTTAGCGACATCTGAGGCACTTAAAGCAGTATTCCAGACAGCTACTTCGTCAATGTTGCCATCTGCAATATTATTACCATTTGAAAACATTCCGATATTTAATTCATTTTCATGCACAAAACTACCAGAGAAGGTCTGTGTTCCATCAGCAAAACCATTTAAATAAAAAGTCGCTTCTAAATTATTAACAGAAACTGCAACATGATGCCAAGTATCATCAGAAATTGTCGTATTTCCTTTTTTAGTTTCTATATTATATAGTATTAAAGCTATTTTTGGTGTACCATTCGATATAGTAAAAGCTAAGTTGTTTGTTGCTTCATCTCTTCTAAAAATTGGAAAATGAGAAGTACCTATGTGTGAAGCATTAACTTTTATCCATGCAGATATAGTAAATGTATCTCCACTTGGAAGTCCTGTTGGAGATGCGTTCTCTAAATAATCATTAGAACCATCGAAATTGAAAGAATACTTGTTTGGAAAGCCGAGTAATGCCCCACCTTTTGTAAGGATGTTGCCTAATCCTAGCATAGACTTACCCTAAGTATGCTATAACTGAACCACTTGCTAATGTAAAAGCAGTCCATCTACCAAAAATAACTACTCCAGCAGGGAATGAGTTGGATGAGTCTATTGCATCTCCGTTACCGCCTGCTGTTCCTACATATGAAGAATCTTCAGGTGTTAATGTTGTAAATGTTGAATCAGAAATGAATTGAATGGCAACTATTTTCTTGCCTGAGACAGCATCTGTGCCATCTTCGAATAAACAACCAGCTTGTCCTAGTCCTATGTTATTTGATTCATTTACTGAGTATTTGCGTAAGTCTGCCATATTTTTTCTCCTGAGTTATGATACCTTACCGAGCTTGGCTGTCTCATGGGTATCTTGGTTGCTTGAGGGGAGAATAAACTCCCCCCAAGATTTTAATTACTGTTAAGTAATTTATTCGTAATCAACTAATCCAAAGATTCGTCTTTCACCATCAGCATCTGCATTTCTAACAGCACCACCATATACAGACTCGCAAGTTACGAGTGTAGATAGGTAAGAGTGTCTGTAAGAAGCCTGCATCTTAGCTTCCTTAGAGAAAGCGTAGTAAAGAGCAGATTCGTGAATTGCATAGCCGTAAACGATATCATTATCGTCTGTGCCAGATGTTTCAAGGTCAGCAAGAGCTTTAATACCTTTAGTAGCATCAGCACTTACATCAGCACCTGCGGAAGCAGAACCCATGTAAGGAGACTGAGCAATCCAAACAGGCATACCAAGAATAGCACCAGCGTTACCAGTTCTTCCAAACTCAGCACCTAATGTTGCTTGAGTACCTTCAGAGTAGCTAGTAAGCGAGTTTAGACTTGCATACATTTCTGGAGACAATACTAAATTCCAACCTTCTGTATCACCAGTCTCTCCAAGAATTAATCCCATTAAGGAAGTTAAGTTACCCTGAGAAAGAACTGAACCAGTAGTTTGAACGTGCATTGAAGTATCAGCATCTCCACCGATTGCACCAGTAGCACTAGCAAGTAAACCTTGTAGATTTTCAGCTACTTTAAAGTGTAGGAAGTTATCAAAACCTCTAGCACAAGCATATGCTAACTGTTTTGCATAAATTTCCATCAAGTCATAGTTAGACTGAACCTTAACAATGTCTGGAATGTAAGCAGAACCTACATTATACTCAGAAACAGTTAAAGAAGTCTCATCACTTGTCATACTACCAGCACTTGCTACATCAGTAGCAATCTCACCACCTTGTGTAAAAGCACTAAGTGCTGGAACACCGATGTGTGGTAGATGAATCTTATCGCCTTGATTTGCAATTTCTGGTGACAAATCAATTCCGACATTCTTCATCATTATTTTTTGTTGGAAAGCCTCTAATATAGCTTGCCCCCAAACTTCAGGGATAAACTGGTCAGCAATATTTGCTGTTACTGCTCCAGTACCTCCTGAGTGAACATTTACGTCAAATGGGTCTGTAAAAGCCATTTTGTTTACTCCTTAAGTTATCTTTTAAAATTATTGAGAATAGAACTCCAGTTATCTCTACGCTCTTCTTTAGATATACTTTTAAAATCAACATCTTTCCTAGAAACAGTTCCAACATTATTTTGTGGATTGTTTTTAGCAGATGATAACTCTTCAACTACATCTAAAAGAGAATCTGTAGGTAAACTAGAGAATTTCTCTCTTTTATCTTCTGGCAGTCTTGACAAAGCATCATTCCTTAATCTAGTATCTTGAGACTCGAATTGAGTTTTAATTACTTTCAATTCTTCGTTTTCTTTTGATAATACTGAATTTAGTTCAGATAATTTACCTTGTTCTTCAAGTTCTGCCCTTTGCTTCTCCTCTACCATACTTTTCATCTCATTTAACTTTGTTTCAAGTTCTTTCTTTTGTGAGATTACTTCATTTAGTCTTGAACGAGGAATAGCATCCTGTACATTGTTTTCGACTTTAGTGTCGACTTCCTGTTTTACATCTGGCTCGATGGTCTTTTCTTCTGACATTTTTACCTCTTGAGTGAGTTGGTTAATTTATGCAAAATTCCCTTGCATAATATGTATATCATAAACTAACTTAAAACACTATTCTAATGCAAGAAAAAAATTATGAATTTAAGAGAAAGTGGTTTAAGTATCTCAATTACAAACCACATGAAGGGCAATTAGCCCTACACTACCCTGAAAAGAAGGATGCCAGATTTCATGTAATTGTATGTGGCAGAAGATTCGGTAAGACTTGGGCTAGTGCTATGGAAGCTACTTACGTAGCATCCCAACCAAATAAACGTATTTGGGTTGTGGGTATGTCTTATCGTAAGGCTAGACTTATATTTAGAGAAATATGGCAAAGAATGGTTATCGGTCATGGAGAAGATGTAGACAAAGCATCTGAAAAAGATATGTACATTCGTTTTAAGTGGGGAACTACTGTAGAAGGAATGTCAGCGGATAATGCGGATTCATTAGTGGGGGAGGGTCTTGACCTACTCGTAATTGATGAGGTAGCCAAGATGAATAAAAAGATTTGGGATATGTATTTATCCCCTACTGTAGCTGGTAGAAAAGGCAAGGTTATTTTTATTACTACCCCAGAAGGTAGAAATTGGATATATGATTTATACAAACTCGGCAAACAAGATGATGACTGGAATAGTTATACATCACCTTCTTGGAAAAATCAACATGAATTTCCATTGGGGAAAGATGATTCTGCCATTATAGAGCGTAAACGAAATATGTCTAAAGAACTATTTGGGCAAGAGTTTGGTGCAGAGTTTTCTGTATTCGAAGGCAAGGTTTGGGATTTCAATAGAGATAAAGATGTGGGAGACTTCCCATATGACCCTAATTTGCCTACATTTTGTACAATTGACTTTGGGTATAGACAACCAGCAGTTCTCTTCATACAGACGCAATTTGATGGCGAATTTGAGCATATAAGNGTGTTTGANTGCATACTACATAAGAACAATATCAAAACAGAAGACTTAATTAAGATGATTAAGGTTAAAGGGTATCCAATCATGTCTTACTATGGTGACCCAGCAGGTGCGAATGTTCAAGGGCAGAGTGGTGCTGGAGATATGGAGATATTCAGAAGAAGTGGAATTGTNGTAATGTCCACAAAAGATAGAATGAGTAGAAACATTGTTAATAGNGTATCTCATACNAGAGGGTTCTTTGAAAGTGCCGATGGTGTAAGAAGAGTTCATGTTGATAANAAGTGNAAAGAGGTCATTGAAGATTTTGAGGAATATAGATANCCAGANTCAGAAGATGGCAAACCAATTAAAGAAGAGCCAATCAAAGATGGTTATCACGACCATGGAAACGATGCTTTTAGATATTTTATAATTAATAGATTTCCAATGAAAAACAGAGAAATGAAAAGGATACAAAGATGATAGATAAAGTAATTAAAGATAGACTTAGTGAAGCTAAGTTACTAAAATCACAATACAGAAGAAAAGAAATCAGGAAATATCTTGATTACTACTCTGGCACTTCTACTGAAGAATACATTAGACCCTACTTTCAAGGAGATGCTTTTAGTGAGATACCACCAGCTCTTCAAAACTTTACAAGAAAATTTATCAATAAAGTAAGTGGCATATATACTTTAGGTGCTAAAAGAAATGTTGAGAATGAAAAA